ACGTGTGTCCAGGCAGCGGGGATGTTCGCCTTCTGAATCCATGCGCCACCCTTGACGTAGGTAATCTCGTTGCTTTCGTTCAGGAATACCAGGTCGCCAACGGCTGGGCTGGTGGTAATCACGTTCACACCGTCCACGATAATCTCGCGGGTCGTCTCTATGAGCGAAACCTGACTCTCGATGGTAGGCTTCACGGCTGCATCATAGGCAGCCTTGTTTGCATAACTTTTGATTGCCATATTCTTATCCTTTCTTTATTTTTAGTTCATCAAAACCCAATCGCTCACGGAGTTCGTCACACTGAATGCGGTGTACTCCTTCTTATTGGTTGTGTCGAGATACTTCTGTCCTATGAATGCCGGAACGTTAGGAGCAGACGGAGCACCGGCACCGTAGATAATCATCGGATAGTTCTGTACCTTCGGTACGTCTTCCGAGTTGATGCAGACGGCACGTGTCTCTCCGAGGTTGTCGAGCTGCGCCTTCAATCCTTCAATCTCGCCCAGCATCTGAGCGAACGCCTGTGCGATAACGGCCTGACCTGGCGCACCGATGAAGTTAGTGGCGATGTTCTTGAAGATACCCAAACCAACCACCAGAGCCACACCGCCGTTGACCGTTGCCGTGTAACCACTGACCACGATGGTCATGCTGGTCGGGCAGAGATAGACGTAATAGCCCGTCGAAGGCATAGCAGCCACCGCCTGCTTCATCAGCGGCTCGTAATAACTCTCCGTCACCGTGCGAGTAGCGGGCAGCGTGGTGTAGGTCTGACCACCCATTGCCCAACCAGTCAACACTGGCGTATCACCCGTCTCGTTATACTGAGCCGTATAGATCAGTGCGGGGTTGTAGTCGGCGGTAGCTGTTGCAGGCAGTTCGGGGTAGTCCTGACGATAGGTGTAGGTATAGTTTATCACCTTGTCATAGGTACGTGTCACGATGCGGGCAAAGAGGCTCACGTCGGCAGGCACGGGACTTGCACTGGGCACCAGCATGATGTCGCCCGCATTCAGTTGCACCTCGGCCGATATGCCGTAGCCGCTGGCACTCACCTCCTGACCATTCACGTTGACATATTTGCCAGCCTTTGCCTGCTGAAGTGTGACGCTGCGGGTGTTGTCGTACTTGCCCAGCCCGCGCTCCAGAAACAGCACGCGATCAAACTTGGTGTCGATTTCCGTCTTGGTGTAGTAAGCTGCAAGTGCGGTGCTGATAGCGGCGTTCATCTGACTTGTGGTGCTGTACGAAGTCAGAGCAGCAGCGATGGCGCCAGCAACCTGTGCAGCGGTCGTCTTCTGTGCCAGCAATGAGTCGGTCTGTGTCTTTGTGTAGTAAGATGCAAGCGCAGTGCTGATGGCAGTGCTGATTTGTGTCGCAAGGTCGGCAGCTGTTGGCAGCGCGTCCAACTTATTCTTAAGCGCGGTGGTGAAGTCCTCAGTCGAGAGCTGCTTGCCGGTCACCTTGTTCACCTTCTCGCTCAGCATCTGATTGATGACGGTTGCCGTGTAGTAATTAGCTAATGCAGATGTAATAGCATTCTGGATGGCCAACTGCACCTTTGCGGTGGTGCTATAAGGATCGAGCGCAGTAGCGATGGCTGACTGTACCTGCGAACCAGTCACGAAGTTGGCTACAGCAGCAGCAATGAGCGACTCCACCTGTGCCTGCGTGGTCTTGGTGCCAATCAGGTTCGACAAATTCAAGTCGGCTTCTGTACGAGCATCACGCTCAGTGTCGATAGACTGTTGCATACCCGTGGCAGCGGTCAGAGCCGACTGCACGGCAGCACTCAGGTCTTCGGCAGGAATACCCGTGTTCGGTTTCTGGTAAGCCGACAAAGCAGCCGTCAGCGCGTTCTGAACGGCTGTAGTAAAGTCCGATGACGGAATACCGCCCGAAGGCTTCTGATAGGCCGAGAGAGCCTTGTCGAGTGCCGACTGCACAGCAGCAGCCAAGTCGCTGGCCGGTATGCCGCCGTTAGGCTTCTGGTAGGCCGACAATGCAGCGGCCAAAGCGTTCTGCACGGCTGTGGTAAAGTCCGATGAAGGAATACCCATACCTGGTTTGTCATACTTACTGTCCCACGTTTGCTTATTTTCTGGCGTTACGTGGATGTTACCATCATTAACGTGGCTGTCAAGAATGGTGTGGTCGTTTTCAGCGTTGTTCAAGTCCAGTTGAACCTGCTGACCAGTCTGAGTCAATCTGTAATCTGCCATGATTCTATATTTTTAAGTTATTAATCGTTGTTATTTTCTGCCGATGTCAGGACGTAAAAGTAGAGGTCGTCATCCGACACAAGCGGTTGACCAAGTGTCGTACAAAGCTGCTGATACATCGACGCGATACTGCTCTCTTCCGTGCGCTGATAGGTGACGAACCCCGTCGTCACGCACTTCGGGCACGAAACAAACTTCGGGCACGGTGTCTGTACCACGAAGCACAGAATCTGCTCGTCAACCTTCGTGCGCTCCGAGTCGCTCTCGTCGGTGTCTGGCACCTGCCACACGCAGCGGGCAGTCACCTTGCCAACCATCCCCTTCGTCGGGAACGAGAAGAAATACTTGCCTGATGTGTCGGCGGTCATATCCTGCTTTGACAGCGTCATCGTCTGACTCTGCATGCCCCACAGCAATTCAATGATAAAGTCGTCTTCCGCCATTGAAAACCCCTCCTGCTGAATGTCGATGAAGTATTTCGCTTCCTCGCCAGCAACTATGATGTCTTTCTCTGTCATATTGATGATATATTATTCTAACAAACGCCCCAAACGTGGTAAAAGGTTTACCGCCAGTCCATCCCCAGCCACAAACAGAAAAGGCCCGCATCCCTGCGAGCCCTTTCCTAATTTACGCTAATGAAAAACACATTCAATAATAGTATATTACGAATATTGCGTGAGAGAATAAAGTTTTCTATGTCAATGCCCCGTCGCCCACGAATGAGAATGAACCCGCGGCCAGGTTGCCGAACGACGTGTTCACCGTACATGTACGGACGTAGGCATATCCCTCGACGCCAGCTGCCGACGAGTATGTCTTTCCGCCCATGCGGATTTTAACCCGAGTTCCCACCTGCAACACCTTGCGCACGTCAGCCACAGCCGATACCAACCAGTTCGAGTTGATCTGCCACGATTTCCTTCCCGGCACTATCTCGTTCCACTCCTGTTGCGTCGCGCTGGCCTTGTTCATCATTTCACACTCAGCCTGCAACTCGTCGCTGCGCGTCTTTGCCACTGCCGTCCACGACGTTCCGTTGTCCGACGATGTGTATATGATAATGTCTTGTCCCTTCATATCTCGTTCGTTTTACCATGTTAATATTTCGCCCTGGCCGGTGCGTTTGAAGTATCGGTTGGCTACCAGCACTATTTCCTCACCTCTGATTTTTCCGACAACTTGCATATCGCCACCGCCTTTGTTTTGAATGTTTGCTGCCAGTGCCTGCTGCTGGAACCTGTTCAGCACCAACTCGCCAGCATTTGCAAGTATAGGCGTTGTATCCCCGCTGAAGTTATTGCCAGGCACGAAATAGCCGTTGGCAGCGTGGGGCACGATGCCACCGTGCGCAAACAGACCCAGGAACTGTCCGGTTATGATAATACTCTCTATGCTGGTGACGACGGTCATGATGCCGTTCAGCACACCCATCACACTCTGTATTTCTTCAGGAATCTCAATACCTATCTGCTGGATTCCGCTGAGCATACCGCCCACGCCACCCAACAGGTTTTGCATTCCTTCTATTTTCTGTTCCTTCGTCAACACCTTGGGCAGGCTCTTTTCTATGCCCTGCGTCACAGACTTCATCGCCTTGTTGTCCAACGTCAGCTTTAGTCCGTCCGTCTTCATCGCCTTCGTATCCGATCCAAACGGGTTGGCCAACAAACTGCCGCCATTAAACCGCTGCGACATGTCAACGTCAGAAGTCTTCAACAGCATACGGCCTTGCGCCTGCTCAGAACGTAGTCCAAGAAGCCCGTTGCGTTCCTTCAGCATCTGTATTTCCTTTTGAATTTCCTCCTGACGTTTTTGTGCGCTTTCTGTCGATTGGTCTCCTAACTTGATGTACTCCTGCACCAGATCGTTGATTTTCTTCTGGTTCTCCTGAAGTTCGGTGAGTTCCTGCTTTGTTTTTTTGTTCTTGTCAGAACCTCCACCGCTGCCAGTTTTCGTTCTCTTTGTGCCAGCGACGGTGATTTCAGGCAGTTCTGTTTGTCCTGTTGCGCCGTTATAGATGGCACCTGTATAACCAGGTTTCCACGTACCGCTCTCCCAATCGAAACCAGCCGCACCCTTCTGAGCAGGACGCTTGATGTAGTTGCCATTGTCGTCAACGTTGCTGCCGACCTCTTGCAGACTATTCGTGATGATGTTTTCAGGATTAGGTATTTCGCCAAGTTTCACTATCACGTTGTCAGCCCATACCACAATGTCTTTCAGTCCGTCAACAATGTCCCTAAATAGACCGTTAGATGAATTGAGATGCAGGTTAAATCCCTCCCATGCACTCGACAGAGCCTTGATTGATCCTTCCAGATTATCAGTATTAGTCTTGGCTTGTTCCTCGGCGGTATTGGTTCCAGTTATGGCTGTGGTCATGTTCTTTGCCTCTCCTGCTGCGTCTGCAAGTGCCTTGGCTTGTGAAGCGAACATCTTTCCTGCTATCTCCTGATAACCAACGATGTCGAGGTTGGCTTTACCCAGATTCTCAAATGCCTGAGTCAGTCCGACCACAGACGGTTTGAAGTCATTGTTAGCCTGCTTCTCCAAGTTCATGATAATGGATCGCAGAGCCGTACCAGCAGTCGAAGCATCGAAACCAGCCTTAGCCAACTGCTCAAGGTTTGCTACCAATTCCTCGTAATCAGTACCGACAGCCTTTGCTGTAGTTCCTGACTTTGTAATGGCTTCACCCAACCATGCAATATCTCCAGCACCCTTCTGAGAAGCTGCTGCCAATACGTTGATATATCGCTCGGCATTTGCACTATCGCCACCCATCTGGTTGATTGATGTTGAAAGTGTTTGAGATGCAGTAGCCAAGTCAATACCTGCGGCCTCTGCTAAAGTGATGGCGTTCTTAGTCACCGCTTTCAATGCCTCGCCACTTGCAAGCAACTGCGGCTGTTGCGAACCGATCATCTTGAAAGCGTCGGCCACCTGCGATGCAGACAACGTGGTGCTGGAACCTAACTCGATGGCATATTCCTTCAGCTTGCCAAGGTCGTCACCAACCATGCCGGTCAGAGATGACAACTGCGACATGGACTTCTCGAAGTTTTTAGCGGTCTCGATGTTGCTCTCGAAGGCAGCACCCAGCGCGCCGATGGCAGCACCTACGCTGGCAAATCTTGTGGCAGTAGCCAATAAGCTTCCATTTAGCTGCTTCAGCACACCACCCATCGACAAGTTGTCCTTCTTGAACTGGTCGAGCTGTCGGCGTGCCTTTGCTATATTGGCATCGTAGCCTTGTGTGTCCGCTTTCATGCGGACCAATACGTCACTTTTAGCCATTTGTTTCTTTTTTTATGTATTCAGTAATGGCAGCTGCAACTTCTTGCGCTGCGGTTTCCATTTGCCACGGAGCGGTACGTCCAAAGAGGTCGCGCTGACTGATGCTTCCACGGCTACCGTAACGCGTCTGACGGTCAACGGTTCCAGATGACAAAAATCGCAAAATAAACGATCTGTCTGAGCCGTAGTAATAGTCCAGTCGGTTGCGCTCTGGCACTCGTGGACGGCGGTTGCCACCACGTTGTCCTGGCTGCAACGTCTTTTGGTGAATCAATTCATATTTAGCTCCAGCCTTGCGCTTGGTCAGTATGCTCAGATTTCCACCGAACAGCGACTTATATACGCCGTACTTCACCGCACGGGCTGCTTTCCTCGGGTCGTGTTCCAAATACCCGGCAATATCCTTCGAGAGTCGTGCGCGTGCTTCTTTCAGCACCTCGCGGATGAGTTTCTTTAGATTCGCGGCCATATATGGGTCTTCCGTCATCAAACGGCCCAGCATTTCGGAGTTCTCGATGAATCCCGACACCTCCACGTCGCCGTTCCTTTGCGTTTTGCCTCCAGAGTCAATGAAGGCACTCCGTCCTCTGCTTCCGTTTATGTATTCAGATAATCTACCCATACACCAATCGTGCGAAACGCCCTCAAAGGTTTACCGAATGGCAAAACAAAAAAAACGGGGCGGACAAGCATCGCTGCCTATCCGCCCCGTTTCGGTGCCGCTGCACCTCAATCTAACTAAAACAAACTGCTATGAAAAACATAACATAAAACCTAAAAAACTATTAAATACTACTATTTATGAAATAACTTACTGCGATGCGCGTCGTCGCGACGCCGGAATTAGGTGTAAGTAAGATAAGTTATTCTAATGCCTTCAGAACCGCCTCGCGAATCACGACGGGGTAGCTCATAATGAATCGCTGCACCATCTGCTGTTGCCCCTCGTCAAGTTCCACCTCTCCATGATGGTATATATCATGACCAAGGTCTTTTTCCTCGATGTGCATGCCGCGCATGTACATCATATTGCCCAAATCCTTCGAGATGTCGGCGGGCACCTCGTGACCCTCTACATCCTGGATCATAATCTTTCGAAAATCAATCTTCATAGTTTCTATAATTTGAGTTTAATATTTGTTATTCCAAACTTTTTTAAAGTAATTTTTGAACGTAGGGAATGCCATAAAAGCCAACACTGCGACACCAATGGCTGTCACATATTCGTCTATGTAGAGAGAGTAACCAATGCCGTTGATTGTGCCGAGTATATAAAGGAAGCACATAAATCCGTAAAAAATGTTTTTAGCCATAATTTATCAATTTTAGTCGTTATATATTGTTATTGTAAAAGTTCCAAACTGTCTGCTACAGTAGCCACCAACGGCTGCGTCCAGATGATGGTCGCGCTGCTGTCAGACGGATTTCGCTTTCCCCAGATGTGGAGATAATAAGTATTACCTACAGTGAAAACTTGATTGAATCGGTTTGTTATTTGCGTAGCTGAAGGGTCATAGTCTGATGGGTACATGGTAACACCGCTATTTGACGGTCCGTATATAAATTGGTCGCCAGTAGTGTTGGCAGTGTATGATGTAGCCGAGTTCAGAACGAAGTCGTAGATGCTGCTTGGTGTGGCTTGGTCTGACAGGAATACCTGAACCGAAGAATTGGCACCAAGGTCGGTGATGCGCATCTGAAGGTTGAAAACGTTCAGGTATGGCGACACCTCTGCACGTATGAAGTATGCGCCGATGTTGTACGGGTTATTGTTACCCACATGCAACCCGGTCCATATCATTCCCGGTATGAACATCCAGTCGGTATTGTTGTTGTTGTACGTCCAATCGCTCAGTAACATGAAGTCGGTGTCGGTGTCTACATTGACTGTTGTCAGAAATTCAATGCAATTCCAACTCAGTGAGCCGAGACCCATGATGGCTTGCCCCTTCGTTCCAGTCCAAGGAATGTGATGGACGGCCACGTAATAGTTGGCTTCTGAACCTTCATTCGTCCACAGCACGACGCCGCGATGGATGTCGGATAACGTTGTCAGACTGAACATAGCCTCCAGCCAATCTAATACGCACAGGTTGTTGTCGATGGCTCTATTCCAGGTCAGTCGTGAGTCGAGGTTCTGAAACGTCGGGCCAAGCATGTCGGCCTTTGTCACGTCGATGTCCTGATTTTCGTCCGCTGCAATGTAACCGTCTGAATTAACCTTGATGCCTCGACTAATGCCGTAATAGATTCCCTGCTGGTTGTAGTAACCATATTGCAGCACGGCGTTGTGCTGATAGCCATGAATAGCAGGGTTGCCTCGTTGTTGCGCCACGCCAAACCCTTGCGTTGACACAAAGTCAGTCTGACGGTAAGCCTTGCTCTCACCGCCAACGGGCTTGATGTACATCGCCAAATCTGCCAAGAACGGGTTAGAGTCTCCACCAATGAGTGCCGAATCGAGAGCATTGATGGCAGCCTGTAGCGTTGTGTTGGTGCTTGGACTGACCTCGCCAGTGTTTGGATTTACTCGTTTATAAATGGTGCGTATTCCGAACGGACAGCTGTAGTCGCGCAATATCGTCGCCACATTGCCATTCGGGTACGGCTTGAATGTTGCCCACTTATTGATATTCGGACGTGTACAAACACCTCCAACATCGTCAACACTTGTGCCCAATGCCTGCTGTACGTCGTAAATACTAACAGGAGCGGTTATGAGTTTTTTGTTGCTGTCGTATGGCATA